TATCGAGGTAATGAAAAACGACAGTAAACACGGAAATAAAATAGCTTTTGAAAAAGTTTACGCAGAAATAGGGAACCCAGATCCTACAAAGGAAAAAGCTAAAAAAGTACGGGATTCAGTAGAAAAACTGTTAAATAAATTCAAGAAAGAAAAATATATAAAGAACTTCAGTTTTTACAAGAGTGGTAGAACTTTTAAAGGGGTAGAAGTCATTTATTAATAAGAACTTTTGTTCCCCTGCAATAAGTGATAACTATGGGTGCAATAAGTGATAACTATGGGTGCAATAAGTGATAACTATGGGTGCAATAAGTGATAACCTTAAAAAAAAAAAAAACAGCCTTTAACCTTACAGCCCCAAGGGATACAGCGATTCGGCAAAAAAACCATAAGTACTGTAAGTTATGTAAGTACTGTACAAGCGTTGCCGGCTTCCTTGACGGCGCCGGCAAGCTTAAATAGATTAAAAGGCAAGGTATCGCCAAAATTTGAGAATGGGAGAAAATCTATGAAAATATCAGAACTGGAGAGCAAGATCAATCTGTATTCCTTAATCGAAGAGAGCCACCAGATACAGAAAACAGGTAAAAATTATGTTATCAATCCATGCCCTGTATGCGGCAGCCGAGATCATTTTTTTGTTTATCCGAAAACAAACAGTTATTCGAGTTTCAGTAAATGTTGCAAAGGGGGCAGCGTTTATAAATATTTACAGGAAGTCGTGGGGTTGAACGAAGAACAAGCTTACAGACAACTATATAATTTGGCGGGTGAGATCATGACGAACGAGCGAGAACTTAACTCGAATGGTGAAATGGGCAGGAAAACAAAAAATACCCCTTCACAACCGGCAGAAGTGAAAGGGCAACAAAATATTTCTATTTGGTTAAATGAATTATATCAGAAACAGACTATTGACGACAAACGCTATTTTGTAGAGCGAGGGATAGCCCCAGCGTTAATAGATATGTATAAGTTATCTGTTTATCACGACAAGGACGGCAGGTGGGCGATGTTGCCGATATTTGCAAACGGGGAAATAGTTTCTTATACCAGTAGAGCGATAGACGGGCAGACCCCAAAATATAAAAATAAAAAAGGCGAAGCGCCATTATTCAACATAGATTACATACAGCAAGAGCAGGACAGCCCTATTTTCATCACAGAAGGTATTATGGACGCCTTAACGCTAGAATCAAAGGGATATAAGGCAATAGCTTTAGGCGGCGTAGACCACGTTTCTAAGCTCATACAGGCGATACAAGATAATAAGGCACAGGATATAAATATCTTAACTGCATTTGATAATGACGAAGCAGGAAGGCGAGCCGCAAGCGATCTACCTTTTAAACGGCTGGAAATACCCAAACCATACGAAGATTTAAACGAGTGGGGAACAGCAGAATTAAAAGCGCACAGAAAAAAAGACGATAACTTTAAGGCGCTTAAAGATAACATAGAGGAACAGTTAAAACACGCTGCACAACCGGACGCCGTATCCGATTATTTAGAGCAGGGATTCAATGACGACATAGAAGCTATGAAGCCATACAAGGACAAGAAAACAGGCTTTGACAACCTGGACAAGGAAATGAAGGGGCTATATCCTGGCTTGTATGTAGTAGGCGGTATTTCGTCCGTAGGAAAGACGACATTCGTACACCAGCTAAGCGATCAATTAGCAGAACAAGGCGACCACGTTATTTTTTTTAGTTTGGAACAATCTAAAATGGAAATGGTGAGTAAGAGTCTTGCACGGACAACAGCAAAGCTAAACCTTAATGACGCTGTTTCAAGTGTATGGATAAGAGGTGGGCATAAGTCGAGCGCCGTTATAAATGCTATTGGCGCATACAAAGAAACAAGTAAACGAGTAAACATTGTAGAAGGTAACTTTAATACAGATGTAAACACAATAAGGAATTATGTAGACGACTACATAAAATTCAATAAGGTTAGACCTATTGTGGTCGTTGACTACTTGCAGATCATACCGAGCTATGACGACAGATTAAGCGACAAACAGCGCATAGACACCAACGTAACGGCGCTTAAGCGGATGAGCCGAGATTTAAACTTAAGTGTATTTGTTATATCTAGTTTGAACCGTGGAAACTATTTAGCACCTATTGATTTTGAAAGTTTCAAAGAATCGGGCGGTATTGAATATACAGCAGATGTAGTATGGGGATTGCAACTGGAAGTAATTAATGATGAACTCTTTGACAAGAAAGACAAGGTAAAAGAGAAACGGGAAAAAATCAAAGCTGCAAAGGTAGAAGATCCACGGCAGATTGAATTAGTATGTTTGAAAAATAGGAATGGTAAGCCTTCTTTTAGCTGCACATTTTCATATTGGGCTAAGTATGATTTTTATGAATCTAATTTAGATAGTCAAAAAGAAGTTTTTTCAAACAAAAAAGAATTACAGAGAGTTTAGAGCAGGGCGCTTAAGCCTTGCTTTTTTTTGTTGGTTAAATATAATAAACATAGTAAACATAATAAACAATGTAAAAATGATAAACTTGTAGTAATATTTTAATAAACATTAAATTGTGATATAATAAAAAGAAAAAAGCGGGATAATGAAAGATGGTGAGTAAATGGCGGGTTTCTTCGATAAGATTTTTAATCGCAGAAAAGAACCGGAGAAAACAGAACGAGCAGACATAATGAGCGGAGGAACAGCGATTTTTACGCCGTTCAGCGGCAATGCTTATGAGAGTGATATATATAGGGCGGCGGTCGATAGCATAGCAAGAAACGCTGCAAAGCTTAAGGGTACACATGTTATAACGTCACCAGAACAGCGAAAACCCGGAGATAATTATTTAAACCGAATTTTACAAGTAAGACCTAATCCATATATGACGGCCTATGATCTACTTTATAAGCTAGTAACGCATTACTACTTATACAACAATGCATTTGCTTACTTACAGAAGGATGAAAAAGGTCATTTAGTTGCCATTTATCCTATTTCCGCAAAAAACGTGGAATACATTACCGATCAGACAGGGGATCTATTTTGCCGTTTTTTATTCGGCAACGGACAAACTGTAACGCTGCCGTTTACAGAAGTGTTTGTGGCCAGGAGGTTTTTTAACTCAAATGATTTGCTGGGAGATACAAATACAGCTATTCTTCCGGCATTAGATTTGGCTCACACTCAAAATGAGGGTATGGACAATGCTATTAAAGCTGGTGCGACAATCCGAGGTATATTGAAATACAACCAGGTATTAGCCCCAGACAAGCTCAGAGAAGAAAAAGAAGTTTTTATCAATGACTATTTAACCGTAAGCAATAATGGCGGCATAGCAGTGATTGATAGCAAGGCAGAATACACTCCTTTAAAACTGGACCCAGTAGCAATCGATGATAAGCAGCTGGAAGCAGTAAAAAAGAAAATTTATGAGTATCTAGGCATTAGTGAAAAAATAGTAAATAGCACTTATTCAGAGAATGAATGGGCGGCCTTTTATGAAAGTGTCCTAGAACCTCTAGCCGTACAATTTTCTTTAGAGCTTACAGATAAACTTTTCACACAACGTGAACAGTCTTTTGGAAACTCAATCATCTTTGAAGCTAACAGGTTGCAATTTGCTAGTACAGCCACAAAAACAAATATTATCAAGGAATTAACGCCATTGGGATTGTTTACAATCAACCAAGCGTTAGAAATATTAAATCTTCCACCTGTAGAGGACGGTGACAAGCGATTACAAACTTTAAACGTAGTAAACGCTGAAAAAGCCGATCAATACCAGCTTAATGAACAAGGGGGAACAGAAGCATGAAAGAACTTAGGATAGCAGAACTAAGAGCAGCCGAGCCGGCAGGCGATAGCAGCCTTATTCTAAATGGTAGGCCGATTGTTTACGATCAGCCAACCACTATAAAAGCACCTTTTGGGGACTATATCGAAATTATAAAAAGGGGCGCCCTTGATAAAGCTGATTTATCAGACATTCGTCTACTTTATAACCACGATATGAGCAAGATCCCCTTGGCAAGAACACCTAAAACAATGTCCTTTGAGTTAGATCCGGCAGGATTAACAATGAGGGCAGAATTACCAGAAACAGAGGAAGGTAAAAGCGTTTATACGGCAGTAAGGCGCCAAGACCTTTCAGGAATGTCATTTGCTTTCAAAGTACCAGAAGGCGGCAGCCAATTTGACGCAAAGACAAACACCAGGACAATAAGCAAAATAGAAAAAGTTTACGAATTTAGTATCTGCCCATTTCCGGCTTATCCTCAAACGAGTGTTGAAGCTAGATCAGAAATTGAAAGTACTTGGATGAAACTAAAAGAAACAGAAAGACGGGCAGCAAAAATAAAAATTAATCAATTATTATTCAAAAGGAGCTTATAAACTATGAAATTTAAAACAGTACAAGAGGCATTTAACTACTACCGCAATTTTTCTTTATCCGAAATGGAGACTAGGGCGGCACAAATTAAAGGAACAGTCGATAACGACCCAAATGCAGATATTACATCAATTAATATCGAAATCGAGGGGTTACAGCAAGCAATGGCTAACAGTAAGGAAAAACAAGCACTGCCAGCAGAGGAAGATGTGGCTCAACGTAGTCAATTTAATCCAATCACCGGAATGAATTTTAACAACCAGGATCAACAAGTACCAAAAGGCGATGTTTTTGCAAGTACCGAATACCGCAGCGCATTTTACAAAACAATGTTAGGTCAAAAGCTTACAGATGTTGAAATGAGAACCTTTAATAAGGCAATGGAGATCCAAGAGTCAGAAAGACGAGCTGATTCTTTCAATACGACAACGAATAGCGCAGCCGTATTGCCTACCACTACATTAAACGAGGTTATTAAGAAAGTTAGAACAATGGGTGGTTTGATTGGTCATGTTAGAAACTTCAATATTCCAACTAACATCAGCGTCCCTATTGGAACACCTTCTAATAAAGCGCAATGGCATACAGAGGGCGCCCCAGTAGAAAGCGAAAGTGTAGGAACAACTAACGTAATCTTCAAAGGATTTGAAATCATTAAAGTATTTTCAATCAGTGCAGCAGCTAAGAAAATGTCAGTACAGGCATTTGAATCTTACATGATTGAAGAACTTACAAATTGTGTAATGGAAGCTATTGCTGACGCATTAGTAAACGGCACAGGAATTGGACAAGGTACTGGATTACTAACAGGCATTACATGGGACTCAACAAACAGCCTAGACTTAACTGGAGCCTACACAGACTTCACAAAAGCATTAGCTATGCTAAAACGTGGATATGCAGCAGGAGCGAAATTTGCTATGAGCAATGCCACACTTTACAACAAAGTTTATAGCTTAGTGGACGGAAACAATAGACCAATCTTTATTGCAGATCCAAAGAATGAAAGCATTGGTTATATTCTAGGAAAAGAAGTAGTTATTGACGATAACATCGAAGATGACACTATCATTCTAGGAAACTTTAGTTATATGGGTTATAACATGCCAGAAGGCCTAATGATTGAAGTATCCAGAGAGAGCAGTTTTAAGAGTGGTCTTATCGACTATCGAGCAATGGCGATTGCTGATACTAAACCACTAGTAGAAGAAGCATTTGTTAAGCTGGAAGTACCGACACCGTAAGCACGGTTAACAAGGGTATCGGTTTTAAATAGGGGGTAACGAATCGGTACGTCCTTACATTACAAGCAAAACTAACAAGGGGTATCGGTATAGCGCCGATACTCTTTTTTTATCAATCAGACAGGCTCGTGTTTCACGAGGGGGTCGGGTTTCACGACAGGGTCTAATATATGAATCTTTAAAGGGGAAGATCACAATGCTAATTACTATAGAGGAAGCACGGGACACATTACGACTGGACGGGGCAGATAATGACATTATTATCATTCCGTTGCTAGAAGCCATACCATCATACCTTGAAGCAACTACAGGTAGAACATGGGACGATACACCAGTACACCCTTTAGCTGCAACAGTAACTAAATTTTTATTGCAGTTATGGTACGACCCACAAGGTCAAGAAAGCGAAAGGCTTAAGAAAACTATAGACAATCTATTGACGGCTTTAACAGCGATAGGTAGGGCGCTTTAATAATGGCTAAGGATTACGCAAAAGCTTTTTATAATAGTGCAGCCTGGAAGAAGTGTAAAGACGGGTTTATGCAGAGTAAGCACTACATTTGTGAAAGGTGCAACGAGATAGCGCTTATATGCCACCATAAAACCTATATCACACCGGAGAATATACACGACCCTAATATAACTTTAAACTGGGACAACCTCGAAGCGTTATGTACCACATGCCACCAGCACGAACACTTTAAACATGGTGGGATATGCAGTGAGGGACTAACGTTTGATAGCAAAGGAAACTTAATTCAAAAGGGGTGAATGAGACTATGAACTTTGTTGAACCTATTCGAGACATTGAAGTGCTAGAGGATATTCAGAGGTTTTTAAAACATAAGGAGATGAGGGATTATGCCCTTTTTCTTCTTGGGATTTACACCGGGTTAAGAGTATCGGACATTCTTAAATTGAAAGTAAAAGATGTTCGCAATCAAAAACATATTGTGATTAAGGAAAAGAAAACCAAGAAGGCGAAGCGTATCCCTATCCACCCAATGATTAAGAAGGGGTTGAAACAATACTTAGAAGGCAAGCCGAGTGATGAGTATATTATCAAGAGTAGAAAAGGAATGAACAAACCTATCAGTAGGGAGCGTGCTTATGTGATCTTGCAAGAGGTGGCCGATCACTTTGAAATAGATTGTATTGGCACGCACAGCATGAGAAAAACATTTGGTTATCATTACTACCAAACGACAAAAGATATAGCGACCCTCCAAACGATCTTTAACCACTCCAAACCGGAATACACACTAAGATATATAGGTATTAGTCAAGACTCTATAGACCGTGCTTACTACAGTTTCAGCTATAAGAAGAAGGCTAACTAATGCTTTCAATGTCACATATTACAATGCTTGTTGTATTAATGAGTGAAAAGGCTTTGAAGCCAGTGTTATCAAGGGTTTAAAGGCTGCGGCGAACATTACAGAATATGTAATATGAGACATTCAAAGATAGAGAGAAGCAACGAAAAGCGCTATAAACCCAGTCGTATCAAGGGTTGAAGCCGTATTTTAAGCTCTAGCTTTCAAATGAAAACAACCAAAACTGTATTAGTAAAAGTGGAATGAACTGTTACAAAATGCACCAAACATTTTAAACGAAGCCAGCAACAGCAAAGTATTGAAGCTGAAATTCATATCCCCCCCATTACAAAGCTAAGAGTAGACGATCAGAGACCGGAGGGGAGGGTTTCTTTTCCTCTCCATGAGTTTTCATATTAAGCGAGGGATAGAACGACTGTTAAATATAAACATAGGAAGGTGAATATATGTCTATTTCAAAAAAGAATGTCATTGTTTCAGCAAATATGAGGAAAGTTAAGACTTTATTGAAGGAGATCCCTAAAGAACGGCAGCCGATTGCTCAAGGCCTATACAATGAACTTGTTTTCATGCAGAACACGCTAGATGAATTAAAAGACCAAGTGGAAAGAGAAGGGGCAACAGCTATGTTTAAACAGGGCAAGCAGGAGTTTTTGAGGGAACACCCAGCCTTAAAAGCATATAACACGACCATACAACGATTCAGTTTAATTTATAAGCAGTTAGTAGACTTATTACCGCCCGCAGATACAGGCCAGCAGAATGACGCTTTAATAGACTTCTTGAAGGGGTGAGAAGGTGAATTATGTTTTAGATTACTGGGACGCTATCAAAACGGGGCGTGTAGTCGTTTCAAAGCGTGTATACAGGCAATATAAAAGTTTAGCGGACGAGATAAACAACCCAAAGCAATATATTTTTGACGAAATAAAAGCAAACAAGCCTATTGATTTTATCGAGCGTTTTTGTAAGCACAGCAAGGGGGAATGGGCAGGGAAACCAGTAACCCTCGAATTATTCCAAAAGGCGTATATTGCTGCCTTATTCGGGTTTGTAGATAAAGACACAGGCTTAAGGCGGTATAAAGAAAGTATGTTTTATGTGGCCAGGAAGAACGGAAAAACAACCATGTTAGCCGGGCTTGCAGCTTATATGTTGATTGCAGATGGGGAAGGCGGGGCGGAGGTCTACAGCATAGCTTCGAAACGTGACCAAGCGAGAATACTGTTTGATGAAACCCACAACATGATACAACAAAGCCCCGATCTGTCCAAGCATATTAAGAAGCGAAAGAGTGATCTTTATTTTCCTCTTACCATGTCTAAGTTAATGCCATTGGCCAAGAACAGTAATACATTAGATGGGCTAAACAGCAGCATGGTCATTATTGATGAGTTGCATAGCATTGCAGACCGTAATTTATATGAGGTTATGAAGCAAAGTCAATCAGCACGGCGGCAGCCTGTTTTAATCATGATTACTACAGCTGGAACGGTCAGGGAAAATATATTTGATGATATGTACCAGTATGCTTGCAATGTGGTAGACGGCAAATTTGAAGATGATAGCTTTTTACCTATTCTTTATGAGCTAGACGAAAAAGAAGAATGGATAGACCCGGCCGCATGGCAAAAAGCAAACCCGGCTTTAGGAGCAGTTAAGAAACTAGACGACTTGGAGCGCAAGGTGGAAAAAGCGAAGAACAGCCCTAACGATCTAAGCGGGGTATTAACAAAAGATTTTAATATAAGAGACACCGTAAAAAGCGCATGGCTTACATTTGACGATATAAACAACGAAGAAACTTTTAATATAGAACATTTTAAGAATTGTTATGCCATAGGGGGCGCAGATTTGAGCGTAACCACGGATTTGAGTTGTGCCACCTTATTAATGGTCGATAAAGAAACCGAGAAACGCTTCATTCACCAAATGTACTGGCTGCCCCGTGACAGTTTTGAAAAACGAGTTCAACTGGACAGGATTCCTTATGATAAGTGGCTAGAGCAAGGATTATTGCGACTTTGCAACGGCAATAGCATTAATTACGGCGATATTACAGCATGGTTTTTAGAAATGCTTAACGACCATAGCATAACGCCTTTATGGATTTATTATGATAACTATTCAGCTAAGTACTGGGTAGAGGAAATGGAGCAGCATGGTTTTAAAATGGTACGGTGTATTCAAGGAGCTAAAACTTTAAGTCTGCCTATGCAGCAGATGGGACAAGACTTAAAAGCGAAGAAGATCAATTATAATAATTCCCCCATCCTTAAATGGTGTTTAACAAACACAGGCATTGAAACAGATCGTAACGGCAATATAGTACCAGTGAAGAACCAAGCAGCTAAGATGAGAATAGACGGCACAGCAAGCATGCTAGACGCTTATGTAGGACTGTTTGAACATTACGAGGAATTTATCAGAGCTTTATAAAAAAAGGGAGGGGAACGAGTGAAAACTTTTAAGAAAGATAAGAAGATAACTATAGTGGAGACTGTTATAATTAAAGATGAAGATGGTTTTGCCACAGAAGTAACAAGGCCAGTAGCCGGGTGCGAGAACATTTGGGCTTATTATCGACAAGCGTCTGCTGATGAATTTTACAGCGCAGCGACTACTAATTATAAGATTGAAGTAGTTTTTAAAATATCCTGGCGCCAAGAGTTGCAACCAGAAGGCCTTAAAATACTGTTCAAGGGGAAAAAGTACGCCATAACCCGTATTGATGATTACGAAGGCTATAAAAAGGATTTAACCATATACGCATATACTATTAATTAGGAGCGATAGCAATGAACATTAACCAGCTTGAAAAGGAACTAGACGAATCTGTACAAACTTTTAACGAAGAAGTTAATTCTTTACTAAGCTCACATAAAAAAGAACACTTCACGGCTGATGATATGGAGGAATTAGGGCGGCAAGTCTATTACACTTTCAATGAATTTAAAGGGAGTTTAATCAAATATTTAAAACAGTTAGAGAAATGATGTATAACTGACTGAACGAATCGTTCACCTAGCCATAATACTATTTAAACAAGGCCGTTGATTTTTATATCAGCGGTCTTGTTTGTATGCGCAAAAGCCAAAGAAAGCCCCTGGTCTGTTAGACCACCCCATCCCTTTCAAGTAGCTTTACAGTGTTACAGAGTAAAAAGAGCTTGGAGGGAGGTTCAACCTTAGAGGTTTAAGCATATGCAATAGTGTTACAGCGTACATATTTACAAAGACAACAAAGAACAGTGTAACACTGTTAGTGAGATTCTTAAGGGGAATCACTTACATATTGCCGGAAAAGGGGAGAGGGAAAATGATTAAATTTGATATGAGAAAAAAACAATTAGAACCTCATGGAAACAAAAAAATTCGTGTTAATGCTTCACTTGACCAAGATACCCATAATAAATTAAAAAAATTATCTGTCTCATGCGATATGACTAAAACAATGATGGCTTATGAAATTATCAAAATTGTTGTCAATCATACAGATTTTATTGACTGGCTGCAAGATAAGTACAACAAGGAACAGCAATATAGAGTCGTGCCGATCAGAAAGGACGGTAAGACATTTTATTAAGCGTATTTACCTATGTTCTTCCCAATGCGTTTATACTTAGCCCAGCAACTGGCACACATACCTTCACGCTTTTGATTATTATCTTTCGTTGTATTCTTCCCGCACCATGTACATTTTTTCATACAGTTTCATCCCCTTTGTCATATAGCTAATAGCATTATTGACGGAGGGGAGCTATTTAATACACACCATCATTACATTTTAATACATATTTGTAAAAAAACATATTGACGCGGTAAACATTAAATTATATTATTGTTTACATAATAGTAAACATTAAATTATAAGGAGTTATTACCTATGGAAAAGACTACTATCGATTTAATACATTTATTAGAGCAACTAACAAAGAAATTGAAGCTGGAAGAAAACGATATAAACATTAAAAGACTTTTAAAGAAAAAACGGTAAGTACAAAAGGGCGCCCAGCCCTTTTTTTGTTTGACTTAAACTTATATTATACTCATAATAACAATGTGGTAAACATTCAATAAAGGGGGAGGAAAATGGCTAGAATAATTGCATTTGTCAACCAAAAAGGCGGCGTAGCAAAAACGACAAGTACAGCCAATATAGGCGCAGGACTATCCAGCTTGGGTAAAAGGGTTATGCTCGTTGACTTAGATCCACAAGGTAATTTAACGGCTAGTTTAGGTATCACAGCACATGAGCTAGACAATACCATTAACGAAGTGTTAATAGGCACATGTACGATTACAGAAGCTACAGAAATTATTAATGATTACCATGTTATCCCGGCAGACATAAGATTGAGCGGGGCAGAGATCGAACTAAGCACCCAAGCTGGGCGGGAAATGATTTTAAAGGAAGCGTTGCAACCAATTATTAACCGATACGATTACATTTTAATAGATTGTCCCCCAAGCTTAAGTTTATTAACCCTTAATAGCTTAACAGCAGCTAATGAAATTATTATCCCTTTGCAAGCCGAGTACTTAGCGCTTCACGGGATGGGACAAATTCTCAAGACAACAGACACCGTTAAAAAAAGACTTAACCCTTCACTTAAGATCACTGGTATTATAGCAACTTTTTATGACAGAAGGAAAAAGCTTAACAGGGAAGTATTGAAAAAAATAGCGGGATACTTCCCCGACAAACTTTATAAAACAAAAATAAGGAATAATGTAGCATTATCCGAAGCTCAAAGTTATGGCATTGATGTATTTCAATACAAACCAAAGAGTAACGGAGCGCTAGATTACGCAGCATTATGCAAAGAAATTATTAAGCAGGAGGAAATGGATAATGAGTGATAAAAGGTTAGGCCGAGACCCTTTAGACTGGATAGGGAAGTCGACAGAACAACAAAAGGAACAAGTAGTACCACAGCAAGCAATACGAAAGAGTGCAGCAGGCAGACCTCGTAAAATTAAGCGTGAGATCGAAAAGAGCAGCCAAGAGGGGCTACCAGTGAACTGGACACGCTACACCGTTATTTTACGTGAGGACTTGCTAGAGAAATTGAAAGATTACGCATGGACAGACAGACGCACCATGAAAGATATTATGAATGAAATGGTAGAGGGCTATTTAGCCGATAAGGAGATCATGGAAAGGGACGATAAATAATGAGCGAAGAAATCAAAGTTTATACAGTGCCGGAGCTATCAAAGCTATTTCAGCTATCCCCGCAAAGTGTAAGGCGATACCTTAAGGAAGGCAGGATTAAAGGGCAAAAGGTAGGCACAAAATGGCTTGTCAGCGAAGAAGCTATTAAGAAATTCCTTCATGGTGAATAATAACCCTTGATAAAAGTTACCAAAACTATTATAATAAAGGTAACTAAAATTATTGAGGGGGTTTTAACTATGATTAAAATATCAAGAGTTGAAGCGTATCAAGGCATGGACGAAATAGATTTTAGCGTCATGGATGAAGAACTGTATACATGTTTCAATTCAGACCAACGGCACGATAGAGAGCAAACGCAACAGTTTTTCTTACTTGATGAAAACACGATTATTTTAGAAGTTTATTGGGATGGCGAAAAGGTTCATACAGTATCGTTTAAAAACAAAGCCGATCTTACAGATCAAGGAAAGAAAGCAGTAGGCAGACCGGCGATAGGAACAACTAAAAAAGTTTCTTTGACGTTACCAGATGAAATATGGGAAATGGTAAAGAAACGCAAAGAAGTATGGGGCGCTAGTCAATCTCAAACTTTAAGAATGATGATTGAAGGCTACTGGAAGAATGACGACAGCATAGGTGTTAGATCCGATGAAGCGGCCAAGAGATATGATGAGTTGGAAAATTACTTTTACGAGCAGTACGGAGAGGATACACCTAGCCAAGTTTTCACAAAAGGAATTGACCTACTCTATAAAGAAATATTCAGCAAGTAAACATAGTAAACAAGGTAAACATCTATACAAGATTTATACAAGTTTGATTTATACAGCCGTTGAATAAACAGCTCCATTACAGCAATGTATAAAACGTGTATAAAGCATTTTTCCCCACAAACGAAGAAAGCCAGTAATAGCAATACTTACAGGCTTCTGCCTAGTTTACATAATTTTTTATTATCGGAAGTAACGGTAGTATAATTATTCGTTGTGTAAACATCGTAAACATAATAAACATTGTAAATGAGCGAGGTGAAAAAATGAGCAGTAAAAAAGAGTTTATTTCAATACGGCAATTTTTAGATGAAGCAACCGAAGGAGAGAAAGAGCAATTTTTCAAAGAGCAACAAGAGCAATTTAAAAAGGCTGGAGAACGGATCAAGGAGGAAGCAAGAAAAATGAGACGATCGCCAGTAAAATTTACGCCTATGAAAAAAGAAGTAAAACTTGCGTTTCAAGACCTGAGCAAGCGTATGGTAAGAGTGGAAGAATGGCGCATAAAAAAGGGATTAAGCTACAAGGAAATAGATAACATGGACTTTAGAGAAGTTTTCCGGCTAGTGGAGGAGTGGGAGGAAAGCAATGAATCGATACCGTTTGAAGTATTAGAAAGTATTGTACCTCAAAAGTATGTCATTCCTAACAACAAATTAGCTAATAAATTGCCATATGAAGTACCTTATAATGAGCCGTTTTATTTAGAAGTAAATAAAGATAAACACATATTAAACTGGGTTGCTATAAATAGCGGTTATGAAGATGAAAATATACAGATTTATGATAAGGCCAAAAGATTCGACACTTATGATAGAAGTGTCCACAATGCCGTATGTAGCATATTTGAAGCTGGAAATACGAATTTTACGCCCGATCAAGTTCATAGGTGTATGAATGGATTAGATAAATCGGAATATGTAAGCCCGCAAGCCGTAGAAGCCGTTACAAAAAGTATAGACAAGTCAAGAAAGATATATGCAAAAGTGGACTATTCGGCAGAAGCGAAAGCCTATAAAAAAGATGTCAATAGCTGCATAATAGAAGATTACATTTTACCAGCTAAAAAAATAACACTGGAAGCAGGCGGCCATAAAGTTACCGGATATAAATTAAATTCAAAGCCGTTGCTATATGAGTATGCTCAATTTACAAAACAAGTTATAACCGTACCAAGTCAACTTTTAAACACCAAAGATGTCATAAGAAACACACCGGACGTAATTGTAATTAGAGAATTTCTTATACGGCGTATCGAGGTAATGAAAAACGACAGTAAACACGGAAATAAAATAGCTTTTGAAAAAGTTTACGCAGAAATAGGGAACCCAGATCCTACAAAGGAAA